GACGAGATAAACCATGACCTTGCTCTTGGGTACATTGCTAATTCAGTTGGGGTTGACCCTACGGCTGAATCAGAAGCCCTCAGACTCAGATCAGCCTGGATAGATCATCCAGATCACACAGTATTAAAAGCATTAATAGCAGAACGTGCACTATTTTTCTGTCTTCTTCCCTTCTTTCGTTTTAACGGCGATGCTGCTACTCGTACTGTCAGCGCCGACATATCGAGAGATGAACAAATCCATGTTGCAAGCCATTCCCTTGTATGTCATGAGTTGGGTTTATCTTATAGTCAATCTTTGGATAAACTTAGGAAAGCCACCATTAACTGGATTATGGAACCTCTAGGTACAAATACTGACTGTAAATATTTAGACAAAAAATTCTGGCTAGATGTAAGCGATCGCTTAATGTATGAAGGCAAGGCACCAGAATTAATTTCTACTAAGACAGCTAGGATGCCAGCCTTCTTCGAACATAGCAATGTCAACCTACCCCAATACGCTTGAGCCTTTGCTCGGTCCAAACCTCCAGTCTATTCTCCATGAACTAGAGGAAAAATTTCCACCCGTAAATCCACATCCTAAAGAGGAGCTAAACACAATTATGTATCAAGCAGGACAACGCTCCGTCGTGGAGTGGTTACGGAATAGATTGGAGGAATCATAATGGGAAAAAAGAAAAAGAGTACTACAGTAGTAAATAATCCTAGTTATAATGATAAATGGATTAAAAATAGATTTGCAAGCGATCAGGCAGCAGCTAATAAATCAATTTCAGATGCTGCTGCTAGTAGACAAGCTGGGTTTGCTAACTCAAAACTAGCTAGAAAAGATATCATCAACACCCAAAATCAATTAAGAAGTGATGCCACTAATTGGCGTGATTCAGCAGGTAGAGATCGTGATAAACTTTGGCAATCACTCGGCGACTTATCCAGAAAAGAAGTCCAATGGGGTGATGTAAAAGGTTTAGAAAAACAGCTATCAGGTATCATAGGTAAGAGTCAATCAGCTGACGATGTACTTAAAGGTTTGATAAAAGAGCAAGGCGATCAGATGGGATATAATCTTAAGGCATTACAGCAAGGATTATCAGGTCAGTTTGATTTAGGTATGGGTAACCTTGAGAAATCAATGGGTGAAAAATATACTCAAACTCAATCTGATATCGCAGGTCTAGGAGAAAAATTCCAAAGTGATTTAACATCGAAGTATGCTGATTTAGGATCTCGATTAGGTAAAGGTCTCTCTGGGTTAGAGTCAACTTTCACAAAGGATATTGGTAATGTACGTACAGCTTTAGGTCAAGGTCTAACTGAACTCACTGGTAAGAACGTTGAACTAGGTAAAGATTTGTCTGGAGTCAAAACTGCCTTCGGGGATTGGAGAAAACAGACAGGTGACAAATTCCGAGATGTTGATACTACATTCAAAGCTTACAAAGATGACTTATCCAAAGAAGGTCGGCGGACTGACGCTGCTATCTCTGATGTCTATAAAACAAGAGAAAAAACTGTTAGTGATTTGAACTCCGCTTGGGGTAAACAACTACAAGAACAAGAGTCTGTACTAACAGGTAGGACAGCTGAAGTTAAAGCAGAAATGAACAAACGCCTTTCAGATATAGCAACCACCATGAATTATCGTACACTAGGTGACAGCGCACTTGGTATACGTAGCAGAAGATCCAAAGCACATACGTCTGGTGCCGCATCAATAGGTACAGGACAGCTTGGTCGAGGTGCAATAGTAAAAACGCTAAACATAGCCTAGTACAATGACAGCAAAACAAAGATATGATGTTCTGTCCAGTGACCGTACACAATTTCTACGCATAGCAGAAGAGGCTACACAATTAACCTTACCTTATCTTGTTAGGGGAGAGGAAGAGTACACTAAAGGTGGAGCACGTAACTTACAAACTCCATGGCAAAGTGTAGGAGCTAAAGGTGTGGTGACGTTATCAGCAAAGCTGATGCTTGCACTACTACCACCACAAACTAGCTTCTTTAAATTACAACTAGATGATTCAGTCTTAGAAGGTGGTCAATTCCCACCAGAGGCTAGGTCAGAGTTGGATCTTTCCTTCGCTAAAATTGAGAGAACAATCCTTGAATCAATTGCTGCCTCAAGCGACCGTGTAGTAGTGCATCAAGCACTGAAGCACCTGGTCGTAGCAGGTAACGTATTGGTTTTCATGGGTCAGGTTGGGTTAAAGATGTATCCCTTAAATCGTTATGTGATAGAGCGAGATGGTAACGGCAACGTTATAGAAATCATAACAAAAGAAAGGATCAACCACAAGCTACTAGAAAAAGAAGTACCACCAGAGGTACTACAATACAAAGACGCATTAGATGTCAACAGTTCACAGACTGATTCAACAGGATCTAATAAAGAGTGTGATGTATACACTCATATCTTAAGAGATAATAATAGATTTGTTTGGCATCAAGAAGTATATAATTATATTATACCTGCTTCCAGGGGTAAGGCTCCAGTAGATATTACTCCTTGGTTACCATTACGATTCAACACTGTAGATGGAGAGGCTTACGGGCGCGGCAGGGTAGAAGAATTCTTAGGTGATCTTAAGTCACTTGAAGCACTCTCTCAGGCACTCGTAGAAGGCTCTGCAGCGGCTGCTAAAGTGATCTTTACTGTATCACCATCATCAACTACTAAACCACAGACTCTAGCCGCTGCTGGGAACGGTGCAATCGTTCAAGGCAGACCAGATGATATAGGTGTAGTACAAGTCGGTAAGACAGCTGACTTCCGAACAGCTTTTGAGATGGCTACTCAATTAGAACGTAGATTATCAGAAGCATTCTTGATAATGAACGTCAGAAATTCCGAGCGCACTACAGCTGAGGAAGTTAGAATGACACAGATGGAACTAGACCAACAATTGGGTGGGTTATACTCACTACTAACAGTTGAATTCCTAGTACCATATCTGAATCGGAAACTAAATGTATTCCAAAAGACAGGAGAGATACCTAAACTACCAAAGGATTTAGTGAAACCTACCATCGTAGCTGGAGTCAATGCTCTAGGTCGTGGTCAAGATCGAGAAAGCTTACAAGCATTCTTGACGACCATTGCTCAGACAATGGGACCAGAAGCTATGGTTCAGCACATTAATCCCGAAGAGGTTATCAAACGTCTAGCAGCTGCACAAGGTATAGATGTATTGAATCTTGTTAGATCAATGCAGGAAATACAACAAGAACAACAAGCTGCACAACAACAACAGATGGCACTAGAGCAAGGTAAGTTAGAAGTACAAGCCATGGGTACGCCTATGATGGACCCATCTAAGAACCCTAATTTAACTGAAGATCAGATGCAACCGCAACCTGATCCAGGTGGCCAAGCAGTAGCTCCATCTCCCGCCGGATAACTTTATTATCAACCACCTATGACAGCAGAAGAACAAACCTTAACAATCGATGAATCCACTCTTGAGGCGGGTCAATTCTCTGAAGAAGAGATGGACTCACTCAAGGTTGGTGAAGAAATGTATAAAGAACAGGATGAAATGATCCTGGGAAAATACAAGAACGCTGAAGAGCTAGCAAAAGCTCATGTAGAATTAGAGAAAAAATTAGGAGAACGTACTGAAGAACCAGAAGCTGAACCAGAAGCTGAAGCTGAGACAGATGAACCTGAAGAAGGTGTTAGTGTCTTAGATAAACTTTGGGAAGAAAGAACCTCTGGTGAATTCTCTGATGAAACACTACAGGAATTAGCAAAGACCAACCCAGGTGAGTTAGCTAAAGCTTACCTACAACTAAGAGAGCAAGGTGTCCAAGAGGAACCAACGGGATTATCTGAACAAGATGTCACTGATCTCAAGAATGTTGTAGGAGGTGATGCTAACTATGAGGAGATGGTAACGTGGGCAGAGAACAATCTTGACCAAGATGAGCAAGACATGTACGATACGATTGTAGATCGTGGAGATCCTCTTGCCTGTTACTTTGCTATTCAAGCTTTACAATCTAGGATGAGAGATAGTGTTGGACAAGACGGTAGACTGATACAAGGTAAGCCACCATCTAGTGGTGGTAACACCTTCCGTAGTCAAGCTGAACTAGTCCAAGCTATGGCTGATCCTAGATATGATCAAGACCCTGCTTACCGTAGGGATGTACAAGAAAAACTAGAACGTTCCGACGTGAACTTCTAAACCTACGCCGCGTCCGTTCATCCTTTATTGGACGCATGAAACCACATCATGGAACGGGGATGTGGTACTGGAGAAAACCAATGCAAAAAAAGCAAGTAACCCTCAAGTATCGCGGCGTACCTTACACGAAAACTACTTAAATTTTATTAATGAAAACAATAGCACTAGCTCTCGCATCCACCTTCGCGACAGTTCCTGCATTCGCCGGTGGCGTATACGTGAACGTGGAGAACAACGCATCCCTAACCGGAGCTGATTACACGGGGTCTGTCACAGACTTCCACGTAGGATATGAAGGCGGCACTGATACCTTTGGATATTATGTTCAAGGTGGTCCCGCAGTCGTAGCCACAGATGGTGAAGATTCAGATAATAGACTTTCTG